CACGGTGTAAAGAGGGGCGGCTGTTACTGCGCTAACGCTGGCAGCCGCCCTCGCTTTTTGAAATGCCAGTTCAAGCATCAACGCTAGAGAATGAAGCTCAAGCCGTGGTTGAAGCGGGCGCGTGGTATCGGCCTTCGGCTGATATGCAGGAATTTCATGCGTCGAAGGCTCGCATTCGTGCGCTCATCGGCGGTCGGGGAACCGGCAAAACCACGGCGATTGCAGTTGAAGTGATCGGACATTGCCTTTACAACTCAGGAGCCAAAGCCTATATTCTCCGCAAGACCCAGGACAGCAATCAGGATACAACCCTGGAAACTTTCGAGCATCAGGTATTCCCAAAAATGGGGACGGCTTATCAGGACACCGGCGTAAGCCTGTTCAAAAAGATTAACGGCGGAAAGCAATTCCGGCTTCCGAGCAAGCTCGCGGTCGAAAAATATAATGAGTTTCTCAAGAAAGTCCCGCACGCTACCAAAGCGCAGAAACTCACGTGGTTGGATTCGGTTGGAAATGTCTATTGCTCATTTATATTTTTTGACGGTGTCCCGGAAGATAGATACCGTGCCAGCCGGTTCCGTGGGTATGAGTGTTCGCTTCTGGTCTTTGTTGAGGCCGATCAGTTGGAGCGCGAAGACTTGGATTTGGGTGTGGCCACTTTGCGATGGAAGGGGGTTGACCCGTCAAGGTGCGATGAGCTTGGGTTTATTCGGGATGGGGGTGTTATTCTTGACACTAATCCCCCCTCGCCTCGGCATTGGATTGCAAAACTTGAAGAGGATTCCAAAGACGACCCGTTTGTCAGATTTTGGCATTTAAAAACTCAGGACAACGCAAAAAATCTTCCGAAGGGCTATGTTGAGAATCTTGAGCGTCAATACAAGAAAAATCCGGCCATGCTGATGCGGATGGTTTACGGGCAGTATGCCGATGCGTTTGAAGGCATGCCTGTATTGTTCCAATTTTCGACCGAGCACACTTCGGAGAGTCTGCCCTGGCCGCAGGGTGCATATTTGATTCGAGGCTGGGACTTCGGGACGACACAGGCGGTGACCTTTTCCGCCTATTGGTTTGACGGCCATGATGAGTATTGGTGGGACATGCACGAGTATTTTGCCCGGCAATCGGACGTGGAGCGTCAAGCGCGGGGTGCTTTGGAGATCACGCGGACGGCCTTTCCTTTCTGGAATGATCGCTCCATCTGCTCTGGTGTGAAGGATTTTTGCGACATCGCGGGCAATGCAAAAACCGACAAGGGTTCAAGCGTGCAGGTGCTTCGCACGTATGGAATTTATCCAGGCTTCACCCGTATGGGATTACAGGAATCATTAGCTGTTTACAACCGGCTTCTGGAAAAGCGGGATAGATTTGGCAAGCCTATTTATCGCATCGATAAGAACACTTGTCCCATGCTTTATACCGCATCCATCGGGGGCTATCGCTATCCCGTGGAGGGTGAGCCTGGGTTTGGTGGGGATGAGCCGTTAAAAGGCCCGGTTGGCGGCGATTTTGACCACGTTGCGGATGCTTCCCGTTACGCTAAATACAACAACTTACGGCTGCTCAGGGCCGAAGTTGAGCAGGCAAAGAAGCCCGTGGGGGCCTTCAATGTGAAGGAAATCCCCAATCGGCCAAAACGCTGGTATTAAATGGCGTTGACAAACAGGCTCGAAATCGGTTAGACTGGTAGATTATGGAACTAGGTAAGAAACACGAGTCGCTCGGCTCCCTGGCGACCCCGGAGAAATCCAACGAGAAGGAGCCAAAAGTCACTTATCCTGGCTTTTCCTTGAGGGATGAGCACGCCGCAAAGTTTTTGGACGAAACTGAGGCTAAGGTGGGCGAAGAGTTTGCTGCCACGGTTCGCATTTGTGTCACGGGCCTTACTGATGATAGTTTTGGAAAAAGTGTCCAGTTTGATGTGATCGAGCTTGACGACATCGCGCCAGAGCACGAAGAGGGCCGCGAGACCTACGGAGAAAGCTCCGGCAGTGGTTCCGGTTCTGGTGAGGGTGAGGAAGAGTCGGACGAGGAAGAGACCAAGGCCCTGGGCTATAAGCGGAAGAAATCCAAAAAGGAAGCTCCGCCGATTAGTGCCAAGGATTTGGCTGAATAATTTGCGGGGTGGAGCAGTGAGTAGCTCGTCACGCTCATAACGTGGAGGTCGCGGGTGCAAGTCCCGCCCCCGCTACCAGTTAAGGAGTAAAAGTTATGTTGAATTATGTTGGCCCGAATATCGGCCCCGCGCCAGTGAGCGCCATGCTTCCCCCGGCCACGCCGGGGACTATCCCATCAGGAGTCCCAGGGGCCACACCGGCACCCGCGCCGCTGCCGAATACTCCGGTTATTCATGGCCCGGCTGCTCCGCCTCCGGCTGCGCTTGGTGCTATTCTGCGGCAGGCCGGAGGGCCTCCGGGGGCTGCTCCGCAAGCTCCGCCGCCTCAATATCAGGCCGTCACTCAGCTTGATGGGTCGATTCTTTTGCATATCAAATTGCCTGATGGGATACTTGGCCCAATCGTGAAAGTTCTTCCACCGCTGAAGCACCCACTGAATCCCCATCAGCCGCCCAATATCGCTCCCGGAGCGAAAGCTTAAATGACTCTTCAAGAGTATCACGACCCAGTTGCCATTTCTGCAAGAAAGCGGGAAAGAAATCATTTACGTTACTTGAAAAACAAAGATAGAATTTCTGCGCAGAACCGAAGGTGGGAAAAGAAGAACCCTGAGCGATGCCGCGCAAAAAGAAAGCGGTTTTATCTTCGACATAGGGAAGCTATTCTTAAAAAAGCTAGGCAAGCGCGTCAGAACAGCCCAGAAGCATCAAGACTTGCATGTCGTAAATATGCAAAAAGCAGTAAAGGCATAGCGCAGCGGAAGAATTACAAGAAGACCTTACTTTGTCAAATCGGCAATCGGCTGCGGAACCGAATTCGCTCTGCTTTACGCGAACGGGACGGTAGAAAAGCGTTTAAAACACAAGAGCTTATCGGGTGCTCAATTGATTTTCTTCGACAACATTTAGAGTCAAAATTCAGGCCAGGTATGTCATGGGCTATTCCAGGGTCTTTTCACATTGACCATGTAAAGCCAATTAAAGAGTTCGACCTGACAGACCCAAAGCAACAGAAAGCCTGTTTTTCATACACCAATCTCCAGCCGCTTTGGGCAACGGAGAATTTGAAGAAAGGTGAACGTCTATGGACAGATTACTCGCCCGCAGGTTAGATACAGATAAAGATTTGAGAGCGCGGATGGTGAAGTTGGCCAAAGACTATCTGTAGCCATGCCGGGAAATAGTTCGTAATTGAACACATTCCCGGTATGGCTACTCAAAGTCTAAGAATTGGTCGCGATGCCCTAGCGTATTGGTAGCGGGAGCCTAGTGATTTAACATCACTGGGCTTACCCGCTACCTAAAAATTTTCAGCAACGACTTTGATCTTTGCTACGATATTCTCTCGTGCTACTCCTCGTTGAGTAAAAAAGACACGGAGAATTTGGAGCGGGGGCACCCGAAGCGGTATATCCTTCCGATGACCGCGACTCAGATCACGACCATGACCACGTATATCGCCCAGGTGCTTTTTGGCCAGGAAACGCCGTGGAAGGTCGAGGGACGCCGCCCGGAGGATGACGTGCCTGCGGAGCTTGTCAATAATCTTTTGCGCTGGAATGCGGAGCAACAGCCGACTTATTTGCTGGGGTATCTTTGGGTGCAGGACGCGCTCGCCATCAATCGCGGGATTTTTTACAATTCATGGTCGCCGATCTTCCGACCGGAAATGGTGCCAATAATGGTTGAAGACCCGAATGATTTGGATGAAAGCGGCAAGCCCCGGACGTATATGCGCCCGACGCGGCGTAACAAAGTGATCGGCAATTTTGCCAAGATGGAAATTGTCAGTCCGTATGATTTCATTGCTGACCCTGCTCTTCCAATTCATCGTATTCAAGACATGCGATTTACTGGTCACAGGACTATTATTTCTGTCACGGAGCTTCGCCGTCGAGCCAAGCTCCCGATTGACCACCCATCTTATGTTCTGCCGAGTGCTGTTGAAGATTTGGTTGCTAAAGCCAAAAAGGGAATTGCGCAGGCTGATGCGGCGGTTCCCTCGTTGCCCGGTGTTCTTCCGAATCCTACGGAAATCAGATTGAGCCGCACGGCTTACGAGCGCACGCGCGCCTTGCAGCCAACCGGCAACATCCAGGCGGATAAGAATGACACGGGAAACGTCGAATGCTGGGAGCTATGGGTTCGTCTGGTTCCGTCTGAAAATCGTATTTACAGCGATGAAACTCCGACTCCCCCGCTTTCCGGCGGTAAATCCAGTCCGACCGGCGCGCAG